GTCCTGCAGCGTGCCGATCTCGGTGAAGCCCAGGACCATGTCCTTGCCCCAGACGTCCTGCATGACGCCCGCGGCGTCCGAGTACACGGCGTCTCCCACGGCGAGCTTCTTCAGCCCGAAGAGGGCGGCGAGCATCTCGGCGGTCACCGAGTCGCGGCCGGTGTACTTGATGCGGTCGAGCGCCTTCGGGTGGTAGCGCAGCTTCGACATCACCTTCGCGCCGAGCACCGCGGCGTTCGGCCGGCGGCCGATCTTCGCGCGCACCGCCTCGATCGCCGTCTCGACGTCGTCGAAGGGATCAGAGGTCGCCGACGCGTAGTCGCTCCACTGGTCGACGCCGGCGAGGGTCACCTTGTTGCCGGCCGGGTAGTTCGCCAGCGTGCGCGCGAGGTCGGCGCGCGCCTTCTCGGTGCGCAGCGCGATGATGTTCTGCGTCTTCATCACCGCGACCTTGCCCATGTCGATGCCGGGGACCTGGTTGGCCTCCTGCATGATCTCGAAGGGCACCGTGCCCTCCAGGGCGTGCTGCTCGAGCGCGAACGCGGCGCCGTCGTAGCCGAACTGGACGCGCCTCGTGTTCTGCCCGGGCACGCGGCCGGTGGCGTAGAGCTCGAAGTCTTCCTTGCGGAAGGTGATGATCTTGCCGCCGCGCTGGTCGACGGGCACGACCGGGAAGAGCACCTCGCCCACGAGATCGGCGTTCTTGTAGCCCTGCGCCGCGGCGGTGAGGATCGGATCGATCACACGGGCACCGGCACCGGTCATCTGCGTCGAGCCGAGCGCCGCGCCGAGGATCATCGCCTCGGGCGGAAGCTGCACGCCGGCGAAGTGCATCGTTGCCGCGACGATGGCAACGACGATCACGAGTCCGAGGGTTCTTTGGCTGGTCTTCATCTTCTCTCCTGGTTGACCTGGTGGGCGCCGTTCACGCCACGTTCGGGATGAGCAGCACCTCGATGAACTCGCCCGCGGCGCCGGCCGCCTCTAGGGCAATGGCGAGCTTCGCGCCCGCCGCCACCCACGTGATGGCGCGTCCGTTCGCGTCGCTCTTGAGCGAGGCGCCCGAGGCAATGGCCGCGCCGGCTTCCACCGTGGTGGTGCCGAGCACGTCGACCGGGATGCGCTCGCCTGCGCCGGCTGCCGCGAGGCGCGAGACGCCGATCGCGTTCGCGTCGGCGACGACCTGCGCGCCAACGGCAGAGACGAAGCGGTGCGCGGCGATCGCGCCGGCGGCAACGCGATCGATGGTGAGAAGCGGGATGGACTGCTTGCTCATCGTGGTGACTCCCTCAGTTGCCCACGGCCGCGAGCGCGGCCTCGTAGGTGGTGTTCGGATGCGCGCGCTGGTGGGCGAGCGCCTTGTTGTGCAGCTCGAGCCGCGCGGCGTCGACCGAGTAGCCGGCCGGCGCCGCGAAGGTGATGGCCTGGTCGGCGTCGGCACCGGCGCGCGAGCGCTCGGTGAAGTCGACGCGCACGGGCTGCGCCTCGAGGAAGGCGAGGAACCACTCGGCGGCGGGCTTCTTCTCCTTCGCCTCGCCCTGGCCGAACTCGATCGTCGCGGCGGCGTCGAGCGATGCGGCGAAGGCGACGGCGGACTCGAGGTCGCGCGGCAGGATCCTGCCGGCCGTGACGACGGCCTTGACGCGCGCGGCGATCGTTTCGCGGTTGCGCTTCGCTTCGGCGTCGCGGAGCGTCTGCTCCCGCGCCTTGAGCTCGGTGTCCTTCGCGGCTTGCTCGGCCGCGCGCGCTTCGAGTTGTTCTTTGGTGAGCACAGTGTCTCCTTGCGATGGTGATTGTGCGAAGGCGTCGGCGTCGTCACCCTGCAGCGCCGCCAGCGCTTTCTTCATCTCCTGCATCATCTTCATCTGCGATGCCTCGCTCGTCTTCTCGCTCCCGTTCATGTGGCGCTCGTGACGCGCGATTGCCTTCTCGAGCCAGGCGATTGCGGCCTTGTTGTCTTCTTCGGATGGCGGTTGTGCGTAGGCGATCGCCGTCTCGTCCGCTTCCTTCTGCGCGGCGCGTACCTGCAGGCTCTCGAGCTCGAACTCAGGAATGATCGCGTCGGCGCGCTCCTGGCCCTTCTCGTCGATGAGGAAGTTCTTGAGGCGCCGGAAGAGCGACGCGATGGAGAGGCCGTTCCAGTCGGCGAACTCCATGAAGCCGTCGCCGGCGGCGAAGCTCGCCGCGGGGAGGCCCGACACCGCGGGCGGCGTGCCGCCGAGGTAGCCGATGTGGCGCAGGTAGAGCTTGCCTGGTTTTGGGTTGCCGGGCTGGTCGCGGCCCCACAGCGCGATACTGATCCGGTCCCAGTAGCCCTTGTTCACCCAGTCGGCGAACTGCGGATCGACCTTGTGCGGCTCGGCGTCGAGAAAATCACCGGCGAGCTCGAGCGACTTCACGCGGCCGAAGGCGGGCGAGTCCATCTTCGGGTGGCCGATGACGAGCGGCGCCTCGTGCAGCGTCGGATCGTAGGACTCGACGATCTCGCGGATGTCGGCGTCGGTGATCTTGTGACGCCGGCCCTGCGTATCGGTGTGGGTGCCGGTCTTGAACGCGCGTTGTTTTTTCACATGGCCGTTTTGTGGCTTGACGGCCGCGAGACTAGAGGCGCGCGGCGCGCATGTCCGCAAACGAGCGTGCTGGAAGATGCTACCGACGACGCGCGCCCTCGCTCACTGCCGCCACCACTCCTGGTCGATGTGATCGAGGAAGATCTCGAGCACGCGCTCGCCGTCCTGGTCGTCGAAGCCGAGGAAGGGCCGCGCCGGCAGGTCGGGGCTGCGCGCGGCGCGCTCGCCTGCGCCGCGCTTCAAAGCACCGAAAGCAGCGGCTGTCCGTGATATGCCGAACTGATGCGCCGCGGCGTAGACGACGTTGGTGCCGAAGACGAGCTCCTCGGGCGATGAGGCGTCGTAGCTGAAGCTGCGGCGCAGGTCGCCGCGCTCGGTGAGGATCTTGGGATGCTTTTTGCGCTTGCGCGTCTCGGCCGTGACGTCGGGCCACTCGATGCCGCCCGGCCCTGTCTCGGTGTCGAAGCGCTCCTCGGTCACCTGCAGCAGGTACTCGCCCACGTCCTTGTAGGCGGCGCGCGGGTCCTGGCCGAGCACGATCAGGCGCTCGAGCGCCGCGACGACGCCGCCGTCGTCGATCTCGATGTAATCCGTCTTGAGGTTGATGGTGGCGCCGGCCATCGCCTACAATGCCCTGTCACGCAGGCGCGGGAGATGGTGTGCGCACCGCTCGATCCCGCGGCCGAGCGACGCGGCCGGCGCACCGGACCGCAGTCTGTTATGCCACCCGCTCAAGTTCTTCCCCACAGCAGGCGACCGCGGCGAATCGAGCTCATGCCGCGCACGTTACCCGGATACATCGTCAGCGCCGCCCAGTGCCCCTGGTCGAGCTCGGCGACCAGGCCGAGCGCGCGATCCTTGTCGAGCTCGATCACTTTCACGTAGCGCCGGCGCAGCGCGACGCGGCCCGAGGTCTCGCTCTGCGCGAAGCTCACCCAGATCTCGAAGGGCTCCTCGATCAACTCGCGGATGAAGGGGAAGTACGCCTCGCGGCCGTCCTGCCGGCTCGCGTCCTCGAGCATGTGATCGACGAGCGCCTGCGTGACGATGACGGTTGTGCCGGTCGGGTCGACGAGCTCGACCAGGTCCTCGCCGGCGGCCATGCCCACGGCGCGCTCGAGCGCGCGGCGCAGCGCCGCCTCGTCGCCCTTCGCCCCCGGGCGCGCGAGCTTCGCCTGCGGCTTGTCGACGGCGACTCGCTCCGGGCGGCGTAGCGCCTGCGCGCCACGCGCCACAAGCTCGCGCCACGGCCCCTCGTCTTCCATCAGGCGCAGCGCCTCGTTGCGTCCCCACGCGGCTTCGCCGACGTTGTAGGCCCAGCCCGGATCGATGCCGGCGGGAACCTCGATGAGCGGACCGTCGCGGCCGAGGCGCCGCTGCACGAGATCGAGCGGCGGCGCCTGGTCGGGGCCGTCCTTGCCCAGGCGCTTCAGGTCGCGCGGCCCGAGCGCCTCGACGAAGCAACTGCAGCCCCAGCCGTTCGGCGGGTAGTGCGTGCGCCACCAGGGATCGTCGGCGCGAAGGATGAGGCCGTCCCAGGCGAGGTGATGCGGCCGGGGCACGCGCGAGTCGCCGTGGCGGTAGCGCCAGAACGGGCGCGAGCGCAGCAGATCGGGATCGGTGAGCTGCTTGTAGCGCCCGGCCGCATAGGCCGTGCGCAGGTTCGTGTCGAAGATGACGCGCGAGCGCCAGTTCCTCTCGCCACGGTACGCCCAGCCGTGCTTCGCGACGATGCGGTCGAAGTCCTTTTGCCACTGCTTGAAGGAGATGCCGCTCTTCTGCTGCTCGAGGAGCGATGCCTGGAAGTCGGCGAGCAGCTCGTCCTGCGTCGCGCCGGCGACGACGAAAGCGCGCGTGTGCATGCCGTGCGTGATGTCGGTCCAGGTGCGCGTGGGCAGCCGCACCTTTTGCCGGAAGAACTCGACCGCCTCCTTGAACGGCAGGCCGCCGTAGCGGACCTGTTCAGCCACCGACGCCCCCGTTGCTGGGGTGGTGACCTACGTACGCATCCCTATTGCGTCCGAGATCGTCGCTGAACGCCAGCCCTTTCTCGGCTCCACGGGCGTGAGGGACGCATGGCAGTTGGGGCAACGCGACGCCTTCGCGAGCACTGGCTCCGCGCAAGCCGTGCACGCGCGGTAGGCGCCCGCAGCTCCTTCGCTCCGCGCTCGCTCGCGATCCATGTCGTCGGCAGACTTGGCCGCCAGCAATGCGAGCAGGGCGAGCAGCGGGCTCACGAGCAGGCTCAGGAAAAACCAGTTCGTCGCGGAGCGGCCCTTCTGGGCAGCGGCCCACGCCACCACGGCGCACGCGGCGAGAACGATGACGACCAGCGAGGCGATGAGCCAGCCCATTGGCGCGGGAGCATAGCACCGGCGCGGCTTGACCGCCTGGATGGGACGGGTCTATAGTCTCCGCAGGTGCTGAAGACACCTTACGCAGCGGCTCCCCGCGCCCGACAGCGCGCGTTTTTGTTTGTGCCCCTGTCCATCCCGGACCAGATTCGCTGGCCGGGCGTGCGGCGAATACAAGACCCCGCGAGGGGAAATAAGCCCGCCGTCTGCGTACGGTTTTCAGCACCCGGCCGCCTGGCCGTGCTTCGGCACGGCCAGGCATTTTCTCAGCTGAAAACTGATACGCAGGAGGTGTTATGCAACAGGAGCTGAAGCCGCTCGACGAGCTGGCGTTGATCATGAACGGGCTCGAGGCGATCGAAGATATGTTGTGCTGTATGCCGAACCGCAGGCTCGACCAGGTCGCCGCCAACAACATGTGTTCCCTTCTCAACGTCGTGCGCTCGGCAGCTGAGCGCCAGATCGAGCGAGCTCGAGCCGAGCCGGCGACGCTCAGCCTGGTTGGAGGGACATCACGATGAATCGCGACGTTGTGATCCACCAGCTTGTCGCTGTCGTCGCGCAACTTCGCCGGCTCGAGCAGCTGGCGAACGCGCGAGGCAGCGACCAGCGGTTCAAGGAGCGCATGGGACCGCTCGTCGCGATGACGCTGCGACTCGCGCGCGACCTCAAGAACGGATTGTCTGGAGGCAACCCATGAAACGCGACAATGAGCCGCCGACCCTCCACGTTGTCGGGAGCTGGCGATGAGGAAGACCAACATGAAACGAGATCCGGCGCTCCGCGTCGCGCTCCTGGAGGAGCAGGTGCGGGTGTGGCGTGAGCGCACCCTGCAAGCCGAACGGCGAGTAAAGGAGCTCACCGAGTCGACGGAGCTGCTGCAGGCCAAGGTGCGCGAGCTCGAGGATCGGCGTCGCCGCTCGCTCTCTGGCATCAAGCTGCAGCAACTGCGCGCAGGCACGCCACCCTCCGGGGCCAGTGGCGCTCTGTCGATGCAGCGCGCCAGGGCGGCCTGGGGCGCGGGCATGCCGCTGTGGATCGAAAGGCTCGCGGCAGCATGCGATGCGACGAGCCAGCAGCGCGTGGCCACAGCCATTGGCATGAGCCCCACAACGGTCAACCTGACCCTCGGGAAAAGATACCCAGGACGGCTCGACCGGCTTGAAAGCCGCTTCGTGGCTTGGCTGAAACGCGAAACGCCGGGCATGAGTAACCCTTAAGAGCCTTTAAAAGGGGGGTCTAGCAGCACAGGTAGCACCCCCCCCCCGCAAAATCGTTTGTAGGCCATCGTAGCGATTCGGCGGTTTCCGGCCCCCCCCTCCGCGTCACTTGCTTTCGGGTTCGGCGTCGGTCTCGCCTGCTTCCAGCGCGACCTCGAACCGCCCGGCCAGCTCGGCGGCCGTCAGCGCCTCCTCGAGGAGCCGCGCGAAGGTCGCCGTCTCCATGTCCGGGTAGAGGTCCACCAGGCCCTCGCGGATCGCGTCGGGGGATTCCGCGCTCACCACCAGGCGGCGCACCGGCTCGAGGAGCGCCTCGAGCGAGGCGCGCGCCTCCTCGTCCAGGCGATCGGCGTACTGGTCGACGACGGCGCCGCCGGCGCCGGGCGCGGCGAACTGCGCTCCGGGCTCGCCGGGTCGCGACCGTGGCGAACGATCGTTCGGCGCGGCCTTCTTGCGCCAGGTGCCGCCGTAGGTGTCGCTGATGTAGCCCTCGGGATCGGCGGGCTCGTAGCCCATGTCGTGCAGCTCCCTGTCGACCTTGGCGCGCTTCTCGAGATCCTCGCCCTCCTCGATCTGGCGCCACACGCGCGGCACCTTCGCGCCGGGGAAGTTCCACTCGGTGAGCCAGCGCGCGACGGAGCGGTTGAAGCTCTCGCAGACGAGGTCGGCGTCGGACTGCACGAGATCCTCGCGCACGTCCATCTGCACCTCGGCCTTGTACTGGCCGCCGACGGCTTCGGTGGTGAGCGTCTGGCCGAGCACGACCTTGGCGATCGCGCGGTCCATGCGGTCGTAGAGCTCGGTGTAGTCTGCGGTGCCCGAGCGCGCGGCTTCGATCAGCTCGATCGCCATGCCCTCGGGGAGTATCACGCCCGAGTCGGTCGTGATCGCCATCACCGCCTGCAGCAGGCGCGACTTCTCCTCGGCGGTGGCGCTGCCGGGATATGACCCCTTCGCTGTGGGCGTGCCGAACTTCTCGAGGAAGATGAGCCAGAACTTGATGCCGTTTTTCTTGAAGAGCACCGGCCAGTAGAGCCAGTGCGCGAGCCCGAGGCCGTAGGGCTCGTCGTCGTGGTCGGCGCCGGTGCAGAAGCTCCAGAACTTGCGCTCCGGCACGAGCTCGCCCGGCATCGGCTGCGCCATCGTCTGCAGGCGAAGCTGCATCTCGCCGTCGTAGCCGAAGCGGCGCCGGTCGCGCACCTTGATGGCTTCGAGCGTGACGAAGCTGCCGTCGATGCCCCAGAGGCACTCGGCCACCGCGTAGCCGTAGAAGACGCCGTAGAGCATCTTCTCGGTGACCGCGTCCCAGCGCACCGCCTGGAGCTGCTCGCGCAGGAAGTCCGCCGCGGCCTTGTCGTTCGCGCTCTTGCCGCCGGGCTCGACTTCCCACTTCTTCGCCACCACCGCGCGCCGGCGCTGCGAGAAGACGGTCGCCACCTGGTCGTCGCGAAGCACTTCGCGATAGATGGAGTAGTTGCCGGCGCCGCGCGCGATGAGCACGCTGTCCTGCGGCTGCAGGAGCTGCAGCGGCTGCACGAAGCCGCGCGTGATGTCGCGGCCGTCGCGCGTGGTGGCGATCTCGCGCGGCTCGGGCCGCGCCACCGCATCCTGCGCCGCTTGCGCGAAGCTCGCCGGGATGATGACCCCCCCTTCCGTCTTCACGTAAGCCATCAGTCAAACCCCCGAAAATCGTTCGCACCGCCCACCACGCCGAAGCCCTGATCCACGTGAAACGGGCGGCGCGAGCTCTCGCCGTCGACGATCATGCCGGTGCGCGCCTGGCCGGTCGACTGGAACTCGATGGCGGCCGTGCGGTTGAGCGCAGCGAACTCCGCGAGCGCAAGCGCAATCGCCATGTCCCCGTGGCGATATAGCTCCGGGTCTTTCAGGTCCTTCACGTCGAGCGAGGGAAGCATTGGGATGCCTTCGCTCTCCTCGATCATGCGCAGGTCGGACTCGGTGTTCGCGTCTCGTGGCAGATCGATCGTGCCATCCTCGAAGAGTGAGATGAACTTCGGCATCCACAGGCCGTACCAGGCGCGGTTGAGCTTCACCTGGTGAACGCGGGTGGCGCCGAACTTGTCGGCGGTGTACTCGGCCAGCGTCTCGCCGGAGCCCGTGGCGTCGATCGCCACCCCGCTGAACCGCGGCAGTCCGGTCACGATGAACCAGAGGATCTGCTCCTGCTGCCGGGCCGGGACATTCTGCAGCTCGACCAGAAACGGGGCCTTGCGCGTGAGCGTCGCGCCGAGCTCGAACGGTGCAATTCCGGAAAAATTCCGGTGCCTGGCGTAGTCCATGCCGACTACGTGAAGGCGGTCGCGATCGCAGCTCGCAAGGAGCGGTGCAAGCTCGCGCTCCATCCACTCCCTGCACCAGGCAATGCGCTCGTGCTCGGGCTTGGCCGCGAAGGAGTCGTCGAGCACGAGGCGAACCACAGGACGCTCCTCCCGCATCGCCCGCTCGATCCATACGCCGGGGATGCAAACGCCGCCGCCGTCGCGCGGCACGCAGTCCAGCTCCTCGCGCATCGCCGCCTTGCGCGGGCCGTAGGCCGCCCGGATGTCGACATACCACTTGCGTTTGCCTTCCGGCGTCGGCGTCCAGCCTTTCATCATGCAGACGCGCTCGTAGAGGCCATTGGCCACCGCCTCGTCGAACGTCACGGTGAAGACGACCGCCTCCTCGCCATAGAGGCCGTTCTCGATATCGCGGACCAGCTGATGGAAGGCGTTGCGCTTGCCATTGTGGGAAGAGATGACGGTGATATCAGCGCCCCAGATCATGAGCGCGGTCACCGCGTCCAGCACCGCCTGCACATCGGGATGAAACGCCGCCTCGTCGATGACGACGTCGCCCTGCAGGCCGCGGATGTTGGAAGGCTTGGACGACAGCGCCGCGACGAGGAATCCCGACGAGTAGCGGATGCGCCAAGCCGTGATGTGCTTGCTGTTGCCCTTGTCGTCTTGATCCTCGAAGAGGAACTCCTCGATCGACGAAACGCCCTCGCCTTGGGCTTCGGCGATCACCCGCGAGAAGTGCGCGCAGTAGCCGATGAACTCCAGGCCCTTGTCTTTCTTGTCCGGGATGTAGTAGCAGCTCGCGCCGCCGGCAGCCTTGCTGCTCGCCGCTTTGATCGTCTTGTCGAGCGCCGTGGCGAAGGTGATGCCAGTGCGCCGGCCCTTAGCGCACACCTTTAGACGCTTGCGGATCGCCGCCCATTTCGACTGGTGGCGCATGAACACGCCCTCGGCGAGCGGGTCGAAGTCTGCCTGGATCTCGCGCGCCGATGCCGGCAGCTCGTCCCACTCGACGACGCGGATAGTGCTGGCAGATGGCGCGAGGCGCATGGCGGACACGTGCTTAGCAAAACCCCTGCGGCTTGGTGATGGAGCGCACGAGTGCCATCAGGCCCTTCTGCAGGTCGGTGCGCGCGATGGCGAGCCAGCGCTTGTCGACGCCCGGATGCTGCTCGAGGATATCGAGGAGCGCGCCGAGCTCGTTGCCGTTCTGCTTGATGTCGTTGACGAGCGAGATCTCCTCCTTTGAGAGGTCGCGGTAGCCGTCGATGAGGCGGTGCTGGTTTTCCATTTGCGGTTTCCTTTTCGGTGCGTTATTGCGCGATGCCCAGAACCTTCCGACGCCACAACTCGGCCTGCTCGGCCGACATTCCTTGCGACTTCGCCATCTCGCCGACGACCTTGGCGGCCTGTTCGGCGAGCTCGGCGCGGATGGCGCGTCGCGCCTCGGCGCCCAGCTTCTCGCTCGAGGAGATATCGCGCAGTGCGCGCGCGAGCAGCATCACCTCCTTGCCCTGGACGCTCTCGTTCTCAGCGAGCTGCGAGGCGGCCCGGAAAGCGAGGCTCGTGAGCACCTGTCGGTTCAGCTGCGCGACGTCTCCGGTCTGCGGGATTGCTTCTGCCCACACCTTCGCAAGGTGCTGCGCTTGGCGGTAGTGCTCCATCTCATCGCGCGCGCCCTTCACATAGCGACCGACCGCCGAGCGCGACGCCTGGCCGCCGTGGCTGCGGATGAGGGCGACCAGCTCATCGAGGGTCGCGCGCCCCTCGCGGATCGCGCCGTCGACCGCCTCGCGGATGCGTGGGTCGAGCCGCGTGATCGAGCTCTTGCGGCTCGCTCGAGCCCCGCGTTCCACACCAGGCGAGCCACGCTTGGCGGCCACCTCAGAGCTCCGGCCGCGGGCGCTTCACGCCGGGGTGCGAAGCCCTGCCCTGGGCGACGTCCAGGCCGCGCTGCGTGAGCTTCGGCACCTTGACGTCGGCGACGGTGCCGAGCTCCACCAGGCCCTGCTCGGCGAGCCAGGCGAGGTCCGCGCGCAGCCGGTCGCCGCTCACCGCGTGGCCGACGCCGTCGAGCGCCGATTGCAGGAGGTACTCGTTCGCCTTGTAGTCGTTCGACTCGGCGAGCAGCCGCAGGATCGAGAGGCGGCGGTCCTCCTCGAGCAGCTTGGCGTAGCTCACCGCTCGCGCGCCTCTTTCAGCAGGTGCTCGTTGACCAGGCGAAGCTGCGAGGAGATCTGCTTGAGCTCGCCCACCACGCGATCGACCCCGGTGCGCGTCTCGCTGATCTCGTGGCGCAGCGTCTGCAGGTCGTCATGGCCCGGCACCTCGCCCAGGCGCGCCTCGAGCGCGGAGATCTTCTCGGCGTGCTCGGCGACCTTGGCGGCGGTGTTGTCGTTTCGCTGCACGAGCCAGCTCCACACGCCGATCGCCCCGATGACGAGGAACTGCACGACGTCGACGATGACCGAGACATTCGCCCCTTCCAGCACGCTTCACCCCCTGTTGTTGTTCTTGATGCGCTCGAAGTACGCCTGGCAGACGACGCAGCGGATGGCCGAGGGCACCGCCCGCCGGCGCTCGAGCGGGATCTCCGCCCCGCAGTCGGCGCAGATCTCGGCGCCTGCCGCGTCCTCGTGCACCCGGGCGAGCCGCTCGGCAAGGCGCGCGGCCATGTACTGCTCCTCGTCGGCCTGCGCGCGGTCGGCGATGTCCATCAGCTCTCGTCCACCCACTTCATCATGGCCATGTCCTTCTGCTTCGAGCCGCGCGAGCTGCCGAACTCGAACTGGAAGGCGTCGCGCAGGCACAGGCCGAAGATCGATGCGATGGTGGTGACGATGCCGATAACCTCTCCCGGCACTTCCTTGCGGAAGAACACGAGCACCACCAGGCAGGCGACCAGGCCGACGATCACGCCGATGATCATCACGTCGGCGCGGATGTTCTTGCCCTGGTTGAGCTCCCGCACCTTGATGTCCCGGTCGCGCGCGTCCTGCCGGTCGGCGAGGAAAGCCTCCTCGAGGTCGGTGTCGGCGGCCAGCACCGCGAGGTTGAACTGCTGCGCGAGCTCGGCGTTCCTGCGCATCGCCTCGAGCGCTTCCTCCGGGGTCTTCACGCCGGTGACGGTCTGCGCAATGCCAACGACCTGTTCGGCGACCTTAGCCGACGACTCGCCGGCGCCGAAGAAACGCATGATGCTCGGCGCGAACTGCGCGAGGCTGAGCGCGACCTGGATGAGTGGGAGCGCCATCAGCCTACGTCCCCATGCCCTGGCCGCGCAGGAACTCTTGCTTGCGCACCACGTAGCGCGTGCCGTCCGAGAAGACGAGCACGAACAGCTCCTCGCCCCCCCTCGTCAGCGGAAAGCTCGAGCCAGCAGCCCGCATACTCGCCGGTCGAGCCGTCGCGGTGCGGCCAGGTGCTCTCGATCGCGCGCAGCCGGTCCATGTACTGCGGCCCTGCCTGGCCGAAGAAGCTGAGGATCATCGGGTGCACGCACGGCCCGCGCATCAGACGGATGCTGAGCTTGCCCTCCTCGTGCACGTGCATCGGCGGCTCCTGCGCCCTGGCTTGCGCCGCCATGATGGCGAGCGTCGCGACCGCGACGAGCGCTCCGACTACGATCCGGAAAGCATCCACAGGACACCTCCAGCAAGTAGGAAAAGCCCGATCAGCGCGAGCATGCCGCCGAGCAGGAACAGCACGAAGAAAGGGATCGCCGCGAGCAGATCTATCCGCGCGCCCAGGCGCCAGCACGCCCAGCCGGCGAGGAGAAGCCCGGCGACGAGCAGCCCGATCGCGGCGCCGATCATTCCCAGCGCCTGCGCGAAATTTGCCAGGTGCTCGAGAGGAACCGATCTGACCGCGGCCAGCAATGCCGGGTTCACACGTGGGTCGTCGACGTAGGCGACGAGACGCATGGGCGCGCCGATGTTTTGCTTCGCCAACGCGATCAGGAGCTGCTCCAGCACCTCCGACGAATGTTCATCGGCTAGAGCGTCCATCGCGTGGCTGGCACGCATTGCATCGTCGCCGCCGATCTCG